AAGTTCTACTTTCAGAGCTAGAAGAAAAAGTTGTAACCAAACCTAATTGATCACCTCTTATGAAGTATAAAACTGAATCTTCTGGATATTTTAAATTACTTGCCATTAATCGCCCGGATCTTTAATTCCTGCACTCTCTGAAGTTATGTCAAACATAAGTGGTTCGCCATCTAAAACTCTAGGTATTTTAATATAATCTCCTTCATTATCCATTATGTCAATACGATAAATTTTATTAATTCCTAATAGCTCACTACTAGAATCAGTAGCACTATCTCCAATATTATAAAACATTTGATCTGCTACAATATTTACTTTAGCAGATATAGACTTTTGTGAATACTCACCCATTTCATTTATAGCATCATTTATTAAAGACATAATGTATGTTTCAGGAGCTTCTGGAAATACCTGTCTAACCCTACTAATAATTTGTTTTACTGTTAATGTATGTATTGAATGTGACATATTATACTCCCGCTACCATAACATTTACAGTAGCCTCTCTAGTGCCATTACTATAATTAGCATCATGTATTTTGCAATCAGCAATAGCCTCTCCCATGTGAAGTGGTAAAACAATCGACTCTCCCGGAGTTAGAGCCGCTAATATCTCACCGGAAACAGTAACATTAACAACACTATTAGATCCTAATTGACTAACATATTCTACTGCTAAAACATGAGCCGTAGCGGGTAAAGTACCATCAGATACTGAACTAGCTTCAGTCCAGCCACTGTTTTCTAAACCATCAGCACTTGTAGCAGATACAACTACATTACTCCAATAAGCAACATCAGCATCTGTATAAGCTGTTGAAATATTATAATCACCACCCCAACTTCTAGAGGCGGCATTACCGTCTAACTTTTTATCAGTATATGTAATACCTTCTACAGTAACATCATTGTCTTGTATTATTTCGCAAGAAGTATGTATTTTTATTTGATTCGCCATATATTAATCCTTAACTAATTAATTTTTGCAACCCTGCGGTATAATCATCTTTTAATTGCTTATATTGACCTGAGAGCCATTGATAATCTGTAATATGTTTTTGAATTTTAGCATTATAATTTTGAATTTTTGTACTTGCATCTGCTTGATATATTTGAACTTTTGTACTGTATGAACTTAACTCATTAGAGTATTTTTGTAAAGATTGAGCATCGTCTTGAGATGACAACCTAGCATTTTCTATTAATTTGTTTACTTCTGCTTGATACTCAATATTTGCATCGTTAAATAAATTCATTTGATTTTGCATACTTGCTTGATACTCATTTATTTGAGAATTTATTTCTTGAATTTTTACACTAGCTAGTTCAACATCTTCATCTGTAGATATAAAAGTATCAACTGTGCTAAATGATGGAGCTATACTTAGACCAGTATAAACTGGAGCTGTAGGTAAAGTTCCTATTTGATTTGAAATTAAAACAGGAGCAACCGGAGCAACTGGTAACGAAGTAAAAGTAACATCTGTTGGTAACTCAGCAAACTTACTACTCATTTTATTTTGTAAAGATTTTATAGATGCATACAAGGGAACTAAATATTCTCCATCATCTGGAAACTTTGCAATTAACTCATGTGTATAAGAAACTGTTGGATATGCTAGTGTTTGAACATGAGCATTATTAGAATTACTAGGCTCTGGTACTACACTTAATATATTATTAACTATGTAATAAGCAGGGTCTGTTGCAGTAGCTGCCATCATATCACCACTATCTCTAATTCTACCATTTAAACTAGCTGGGACTTTTCTACAAGGCTGATTAATTGTACCATCATCTCTAGTAACACTAAATACCTCTGAACCTAATAATGTAAGGCTTACACTACTACTATTTAATTCATTTGAAGTAGTAAACATCTCCTGCCTTGATCTTGGTAATGAATTTAAAACTTCCTTAGCCCCATCTGAAAGAAATTGATTTAACTCAGCTCTTGTTGGTGCACTACTATCATCGATAGTTAATCCAGTTAATCCTACTACTTGTGCTTCAAATGTTGCCATTATATCTTAATTGGTTTTCTTAAAGCTTCCATTACTGGATCTTTCTTTTTAATTGACTTTACAATTTTCTTTTTAGTTGTTTTCTTTTTAGTTGCCATATACCCTTCTTCTCATTTCCTTTGTGTTTTTATCAATACTTTGAACAGACATTTCAACATCTGTTCTTTTTCCCATAGCAGACATCATATACATATTTGTAGTAAAAATACTTTTTGAAGCTTTCTTACCACATTTTTTGCAATAAAACCACCCTTCTTTATTAGGATGGTTACAGTGTATACATTTCTTTTTCATAAATTTTCCTTTTATAGTTTCGGGGAGAAACTTTTATTGAATCTCCCCACAGTACTATAAACTGTTATCCTTATGTATTCGGATTTTTACTGATCAGCAAACGCTAGGAATGTATCAGTTGCAGAAATAACATGCCCATTGACATACCATACTACACCATCACAAACCAACTCTACCTTAGTACCCGCTATTGGAGTATAGATAGTTAGTTGTGAATTACTATTGTTGTCCGAATCAATAACAGCGGTATCATCACCACCGTTATCTGTATCGTGACCAACTAATCCACCAATCATATAATTACTGTTACCAGTAGTTTTAATTATCCAGTCCTGAGCATCAGCAGCTGTGCCACCATACCAAAACTCGTAACTAAGTCCCTGAGCTTCAGTCGGCAATGTAATTGTACAATCCGCTGTTAGATCAGGCATTATATGAACTTTACCACTATCATTCGCTGATACGGCATACGTAGCAGCATCTAGTACAAATACTGCACCTTTTGCTACACCACCGTAATCTCCACTTGACTTATTTAAGCTAGATGACTTCATTAGTTATTCTCCAAGTTGTACAGAGCGTGAGATTCAGAAAGAGTTACTTCAAGACCAGCTTCGGTCAAGATCATATCTTTCCTTAAATCTTCGTCTGAAGATTGAACATTAGTCATAACTTGCGTATCACGATTGATTCCATTACCAACTAGTGGTCTATATGCTACCTGACTCATATCAGCCATTAACATAAAACCAGCAGCTACTCCTCTAAACAGAGGCTCTTTAACTAGGTTTAACCTACCATGAATAGTATCAATAACCATTACACTATGACCAAAAGCACCGTCTCTTGAAGACATATTTTGCCTAAAAGGACTGTACTGAACACCAACTGAAGAATCAATAAATCCTGCATCGCCGAGTTTGTTAAAGTGAGTGATTACTGGTAATGAACACAGTACCAGCTTATCGGAAGAACCGCCACGAGCAGGATCAAAAACTACTTCAAGATCACTAAGTAATCTATCATAAGTTAATTCTCCTAGTGCAATACTTCTATAGTAAGAAGAACCAGATGAATATGAAAAGTCATCATCATTTACAATCGGGTTTACGTTCTTTAGAATGTGACCAGCAATACCTTCGGTATACTGAATACCACCTACACGAGCTTTTTGACCGAAGAGCATAGCTCTTTCAATGTCAACTTTATGCTCTCTGAGTTTGTCAGCCCAAATGCGTGACCACTCATCAGCATAACCTCTATGCCTAGTAGCATAAGCTGTGTTTGTCATTTCAGCTGCTGTCTTAAAGATTTGAGTATATCCAAATCCATCTTCTAATTCACTTGACCAAACGTCTGGAGAACCAGAACCTTCTTCAAATGAAGTACCAATCACCTGACAAAGATCATTATCAGCTATAGCATTGTAGCCACTGACATTTGAATTTGACATATCAATAATCTTTCCTGTGAATGAAGAACTTGTACCTAGATCAGAAACTGCTGATTCAACACGAACAATTATATGTCCGATACCTGCATCACCAGTTCTATCTACTGATTGTACAATAAACACCATGCCTTTTATCAACCAATCGATTGAAGCTGCTGGGGTATCAGCATCAGCTACTTGGAAAGTGTGTGTCGATCCAGCTGTTACTGTCCCCGGTGCATTAGCCATTTTGAAACTTCTATCTGTCCAGTTAATCTTATTTCTATTTTCCAGATATCGAAAAACGGAATCATCAGTAGGTGACTTAGCAACCTTTGAAAGGTAGACGAAGAATGGAGATTCCTCGGGTGCTAGTTCAGCAACCCGATCTCCAAAATTGTATAACCGTCTACGGTCAGGGGCTTGTCCTACTCCGGCAGAAGAAGTACTAGCTGTAATATCACTGGACTTTAATGTTCCAGAGTTATACGATATAGCCATTATTTACCTCTTTTTCTTTATTATTAATTATGGTAAACGAGAGCCACTTCCTGTACCTATTACAGAATCCCAAACTTTATCTTGGTCTGTTTTAGGTGACAACGGTGCTTGACCTTGCAATACACCAGCTGTTCTAGGAGCTTGTTTTGCTGCGTTTACCGCTTCCATTGTATCATTGTTAGCGACAGATTCGCCGTTTTGCATCTGCCAGAGCTTTACTAAGTTATTTAAACCTACTCGCTCCTTTGGTTTAGTAGTAAACTGAAGAAATTCTTGAATGTCATTATCTGACATTTTATAAGTTCCCCTAAGTTCATTTACCGTATTTTGCATTTGCATTTCAGCCTGCATCTGTTGCTGTTGCTGGGCTAACCTTTCAGATACCAACTGATCAACTTTACTTGTGATCTTTTGATCAACAAACTTACCTGATTCAGAAGTATCATTTGTAAAGGCATCCCAAGGATTAAAGTCATCGACTGCGGGAGCTACTTCTTGAGTGCTCTGGTTTTGACCTTGTGGATTAGCTATACCGTCTTCAAGAGTTCTTACAAGATCAGGTCTTTGCTCTAAAAGTTGAAGTAATTGAGCACCTTGTTGCAGTTTAGCATTCTCGGCTTGTGACCGATCATACATAGACTGAAACTTTTTTGACTCTGCTTCAAAATCTACAGCAGGGGCTTGTTCTTGAAACTCCTGTTGATTCATATCCATCTCTTCTTGGACGGACTGTTCATTAACGATATCTTCCACGAATGATTCATTACCATCTTGTATTCCGTTTTCGACACTTGCTTCCTGTTGTTCTAATGTAGACATATACTCTCCTTAGATGTCTCTTAGGCTTTTGGAGTGGAACTGACTTCTCTCTGAACATCTTTCAGATTGTTAGCCAATTTCTCCACCTCGAGCTTCACCTCGTTTTCTAGTTTACTACGTTGTACCCTTCTATCTGCTTTAGATTCGGAATTAACTTCGCTAAGTCTAGATTTAAACTTTTCGACTTCAACTCTTTTTCTATCACTGACAGACTCTCTTTGGGCTGTCTGCAAGTCACCTTGCAAATTCTTTATTTGTTCTGACATAGCTTGCATTTGCTGCTGCATTACTTGCTTCTCTTCAGTCCTACGCATAATACCTTCCTTGTCAAATATCTCTGGATTCTTTTTAAGAACCTCGTAACGATCCACAATACCCATCTGGAATGCTTCAAGATATACAGCAAGTTCTGCATATTTACTAGAAGGCATAGTAGAACCGGATTCAATTCTAATGTCATGTTGATCTAAAATATGTCTATCTTTCTTTAAGTCCAAGATAGCACCACTAACATCTGTATAGAAATTAGCCATAACTTCTGTAATATTATTGTTAGGCTGTGCTAGTCTAAAAATCTTTTTATAGGTGTAATGACCCTTTGATAAATTATAAAGAACTTTACCAAGTTTGTTAATACTAAATTCAACATCTCTTAATTTAGATTTAGGTCTTTCACTACCTAATGCAATCATTCTCTCTGTCGCTTTGTGTGTTTCTGGTGCTTTATCCGCAAAACCATGCATCATTTCTGGCAGACCAAAGATAAAATCAATGTAAAACTCTGACTGTTGTATCAATCTATAGAACTCACCAGCTAGTGGTTGAGGTGCTGGATAGTGTGGTTCACCTTGTGATGAATCAACTTCTATCACTGCATTTGGATTAGCCCAGTCTTTTTCTAATTGGTCAATATCATCTACACTACCTAATGGTACTAATAGTTTAAGTCCCGCTGATGCTTGAGCATGTGAAAGGGCTAAAGACCATAACTTATTTAGTAACCTCTGCATCGGTCTGGCTCTAGATACATCGCTCTTGGGGTAAGGAGTGCCTGTCCAGATATTTGGTAGCGGGACTATTGGATACTCATCAGTATTTAATACTTGTTCATACAGCACTACTTCCCCTAATGTGGCACAAACTTTTATTCTAGTTTGTAAAACTTCGATAGCTGTGTAAGCTCCTATCTCAATAGCTTCTGCATTTTCACTAGCAAATCTAGCGTATTCTTCTTGAGAAAGTATTTCCTCTTCTTGATTCTGCATATCAATAATGCGATAAAAAGGAACTTTTATTTTATAAAAGCGTTCTAGTATTTGATACTTCTGAACTTCAAAATAATCTTTATCTTTTACTTCTGCTGGAGTAAATACACTCATTGAATTTCTATTTTGTGAAGATGGATAATCCTCTTCATCATACGTAAACCCAGATATCTCACGAATAATACCCGGTATTTCTTCCCCAGTCTCGGGGTCAACACTATCATTTAATTCAGGGTAGAGGTTGACGACTTGTTCACCAGTGAGGATGGTAGAAAGGATAAGCCCATCTGAATCACTAAACCAACGATCTCTTGAGCTGGGAGATGCGTATACCCTAAAAGGGTCGAGATAAGTAAACTTGACATCACCTCTACCGAAATCTGATTCCCTGTCAATGTAAGCATACAAATAACCCATGCCAGTAGTAGCATAGTCTTGTATTGCTTGTTTCATTTGCCAGTCACCATCTGATTTTTGCCAAACATAACCCATTATAGTTCTCCACAAAGAAGCTACTTGTACATCAGAGTCTTCTCTAGGAGTTATGGTAAATGCTGGAGGTCGAGAGGTTAATACTGCTTTAAATTTTTCTATAGCTGCTGATACCCTATCCATAGGTATGTCAGCTTGATTACGTTGAGATAATTCATCAGACTCATCGTTAGTAAAATGATTACCAAGATAGAAGTCTATATCTTTTCTAGCTTCAGTATCCCAATCAGAACGAGCATCACGCCATTGACGATATAGCTCTTC